ACCCGATATTGGGAAATTTGCATTTGTTGTAGTTGTTAATGAACCAGAACCCCATGATACTAAATTAGGGTTAGCAATTGAAATAGAACCATATCCTGGTGTTGTTGTAATTGCGAAATTAGGTTGTGCTGTTCCCGTATTTGGATCCCCACAATATACTTTAAATGGATTAAATGGGTCGTTTGGGTATGGTGGAATATATGGAGTTGGTGTTATTGGACTCATATTAGGTGTTCCCCATCCACCTGTTCCAATAGGAGTTCCAATGTTATCACTTACTTTATTTAATTCTTCTTTAATAATATCCCATTGCTTTGGAGTTGGTGAATATTCATTACATGCGGTAATAAATCCTTTTAACCAAATTGTAAATTCTAATGATGTCATAACTATATATTTGTATATATAAATATAATGAAAATAAAAAAGGGAAACAAATAATGTCTCCCTTTTCTTTTTATATCTTTTAGATTAGAATTCTAAGATTGCGTAATCATAAGTGATAGTTAATGTAATCATAACTGGATCGTTTGAACTCCAATCTACATCACCAAATTCAGCAGAAGAAATCCAAGCACCAACGATTTTCCATTGTTCTACTTTATCACCAACAGGTCCTAACATATAGAAATCGATATTCTTTTTGTAGAAATCTGCATAACCGTCTCTACCAGTGATAGATTCGTGAGATGTTCTAATCCATTCCATTACAGATTGTGCACCACTTGGTACAATTGGATCGTATAATGTAATAGTAATATCAGTCCAATTTGATTTACCTTTAATTTTTCTCTTTAAGTTGATATGATCTAATTCTACAACTTCACTTTCTAACTTAGGTCTGTTTGCAGTTTTTACCATGTAAGATGGAATACCATCAATTTCCATAATAAAACGATTTGCTAACTTTGGTTCAAAGTTGGTATAAAATATCTTATCAAATGATAATACGTCAGCCATTGTTTATTCTCCTTTACTTATTATAAGTATATCTTTTTTTAATTTATGCGTTAAAAGTTGCCCCAGTTGGTAAAACATTGAAATCAATTTGAATAAATTCAGCTGTTTTAGTTGGTTGTAAGAATATAGCACCTTGTAAGATGTTTCTATCAATTACATCTGGAGTATTGTTTGTATCATCCATTACAACTTTGAATGCGTATAAACCTTGTTTTTGTTGAATGTTTTCCAAATAAGGATTAACTACATTTAAGAATTTGTTTCTAGTATCAGTTGTATTTTGTTCGAATACTAAGTATCTACTTGTAGATGCAATGTATTTCTTAACTGCAATTAACAATCTTCTTACATTAATTCTATCTAACGCTGAAGGTCTACTTTGTAAAGTCTTTTGTCCAAATGCTACAATACCTTGTCCAGGGAATTGAGCGATTGGATTTACTTTTCCTTCGTATAAAGTATCTCTATCAGAGTGAGTTAATCTATCTAATACTGCTACTGCACCAGTGATACCACCTCTATTTAAACCTGCAGGTGCAAACCACTCAGCTGATGAAGCATCATTAGCTGCATAAACTCTTGGTAATAATACTGAAGGTGGAACTGCAATTAATTTATTTGTGTTTGTATCAATTGTTTTAACCCAAGGATAATAAACTGCTGTGTAGTTAGTATCTAATGATTCTGCTACTGCTACTGCATTTGCAATACCTTCTGTACTATTAGTTGTTAATGCAGTTGCATCCATAATATAGAATGTATCTGCTCTGTTCTCAACCATATCCATTGCGTATTGTGTTACCGCAGGATGGTCCATATGATTTACACCAGGAGTTGCTAATAAGTTAATATCCCACTCATCTACATTTGATAAAGCATTTAAACATTTTACATATGCTTTTGTTCCATTTGAAGTTGAAGTTGAACAATCTAAACCTTGTGTATTTGTTGCTGTAATATCTGCACCTTTATAAGAAGGAGTTGTTGGATTTAAACCATCGAAACCACCTTGGAAAGCTACATTAAATACTCTCTTAGCAACATTAGATGCTACTGAACCAGTTAATGGTAAACCAGCTACTGAATCTAATCCAAATGCTGTATTAGCTCCAGGAGTTGCATATGTAGGAATTGGTTTTAAATAAATTTCATTATCAGTATTTCCTTCTAAATCTATACCAGCATATACATAAGTTGAACCAGTTGCGTAAGTTACTGCAGGAACTAATTCATCATCACCATCTGTTGCAAATGTATTCGTATAAGCATCGTGTCCATAAGGTACTGCTACCACAGGATATAATGAAGAATCTTTTGTTTCAACTCTAATATATTTAGATTTATTAGCCCAATCACCAGTACTTGTTACTTTACCATTATCATCAATTGTTTCGTATGTATCACCAATAACTCTACTAATGTAGTTTACTGAATTAGGATCTAAAGTTATATTATTATATTGTTCTAATACTGTTTGTTTTTTATCAGTATCATTATAATCTCTTACATATAAAGAGAATGTTCCATAATCAGAACCTGCTACTGAACCTGCTGGTTTTACATTACCAATAGTTACTTTAAATCTTGTGTTTTCAACATTACCATCCGCTAAGGTATGAACCGTAAATAGGTTATATCTACTACCACCAATTAATTGAGATTGAATTGAAGGTGTAGAAGCGTAAGTTGCATCACTTGCATACTCTTGTGTTACATTATAGTTAATAGAAAGTGTAGTATGTGAATTAAAATTAACATCACTATTTTTAAAGAATGCGTAAGTATATGCACCTTTTTGTCCTAATGGAGATGTTCCAAAAACATGTTCAATAGAAGCAGTTGAACTACTATTTAATGATGCAGATACATCACTAATACCATCATTAACTACAAAATTACCATTTGAAGTTGCTCTAAATGAACTTCCTGTAATTGAACCACTTTCAGTGCTATATAATACACCCACTACAGCTGTATTACTACCTGAAGTTGCAACAATATATGCGGAATTATTATCAGTATATCCACCGATACCTGCTACTCTACAAATTGTTACTAAACCAGTTTCTCTTAAATAATTTTGAGCGGTTAATTCTGTGTAATATGTTCCATCTGCTGCACCAAAAATATCTGTTAACTCTGATGGTGATGTTACGATTGTTGGTTTAAATGCTGGTCCTTGTTTGAAAGGTCCTACGATTGCTCCACCAATTGCACCAACTCCTTGAGCGATGTATGATAAGTCGTTTTCTCTTGTAAACACACCAGGTGATACTAATTTTTCAGCCATTTTATGTTGTCTCCTTATAAATTATGTTATAATATTCTAATATAAATATACAAATATAGTTGTAAAAATATATTATTGTTATGCTTTAGGTGTAAATTCGCCAGTATTAGTATCTAAATTACCATCTCCATATTCTTTTTGGATATTAGATAAAAATTCTTGCTCTTCTATTCCTAATTTTGTAAATTCTTCGAACATTTGTTCCTCTTCTATTTTTAACTCCTTTTGTCTTATTTGATTTCTACCAATTAAGAAAGTTAGTTCGTTGAATTTACCCTTTAATTCCTGTAAAGTTTGTAACTGCTCATCTCTAATTTTTGCCATAATCTTTATTTGTTTATTCTATATATAAATATATATTTTTATTCCCAAACACTACTAAACGTATGAAGTTCTTGTATGGAAGTTATTATATATTGCAGTAATTTCAGCTGAACTTAATGCTCTTTGATAGAATAAGAAACCACCTAAAGCACCAGTATTGTTTTGCATCAAATAAATATCAGAAGTACCTGTTGTAGCTGCTGAAGTTGTAGATGATGTTGAAACTTGTGTACCATTATTATAGAATGTAGTCGTACCATTACCTGCTGTAACTGCTAACATTCTCCAACCAGTCAATGTAGTTGTAGTTGATGTTGCATTACCATTTGGTGTTGAAGTTAAACTCATTGAAGTTCCACTTGCTGCAAATGTGTAATCTGTACCTCTACTTAATATATTACCTGCACTTGCATTTACTAATGCTATAATTGTATATCCTGCAGTTGTTGTGTTAAAGTATGTATCACCAGTACCACTACTATTAGCGTGTTGTTTGATACCATATTTACCACTAGCAAATTGTAATGATTTTGGAGGTCCTGCATTTAATGTAGGAGCTGCAATTGCTGGATTAATACTACCACCAGTTAAGTTAAAACCAGTAGAATAACCTGCTAAATCGTTATAGTTTGTACCACTTGTATAAGATGCTGTAAAGTTAGTATCTAAATAACATACTAAGTTTGTCCAAGGAATTGGTGCGGTTGCTGCTCCTTTATTATGTGAAACAAATCCATTAGCTAAATAAGTATGTGCTACATCAATTGTTATTGTTGCAATTTCTAAAGTTTTATTTACAAACTCTACTAATTCTACTAATACATTTTCAACTTTACCAGTTGTTGCATTATATTTAACTAATGCATCACCTTCTGCTACATCTTCTGCTCTTGTAAATTGGTAAGTTTCAGTTAATGCATCATATACAAAGAAAGGGTGAGCGTGAGTTGCTTTAATTGCACCACCATTGATTGATACATATTGGTCAATGAATGAAAAATAGATATTACCAACGGTTGCATCTACTACATCACCATTACTACCAGTTTCGTTATACCACCAATACCATTCACCTGGATCATTTTCAGGTAACCAATTTGGCATATCTTTAGGTACAAATGTTTTAATTGTATCACCAACATAAAGGTCACCAGCTTTAACCGATGTACCATCTGCTAATAAAATATCAGTATCAGTACTTACACATAATGCATCAGAGTTGATACCATTGTAACTATCTACTGAATAAATTGTTTTTGATGCTGCATTACCACTACCAAAGTTACCGGTTGCTGTATTATATCCATCATTGAAATATGCAGTTAATGTTGTTGCATTACTACCACTATACGTTGTACCACCTAAATTAGCTGCTGTAATTGCAGTTGTTGCTCCTTTTGAACCAACACTAAAGTAGGTATTATCACTTACGGTTATTGTATAGTTTGCACTTTGAATTTTTATTCTGTTATCAAATGCTAAACCTTGTCCTGTAAATGCAAATGTTACATTCTCAGATGTGTTTTCTACTATGTATGTAAATGGTAAAGTAGCTGCAACATTACCTACGATAAATGAACTCATAGATACTGCTGTTCCTGCTAAACCATTTGCTGCATTTAATGAAGATGATTGAGAAGTACGTGCTGTACCACTCCATGCACCATATAATGCTCCTAAACTTAAATTACTTGCCATATTGTTTTCCTTTTAACTATTATAAATATCTAATAAACTATTAACCCATTTGTTTCTGTCCGAATACTCCAACATATATTCTTTTAATTTGTTGAACCAATGCCTTTTATATTCGTAATCACTATTCTTAATCCATTGTACCGTCTGTTCAAATTCAGTTTTACTTTCTGCTCTAAACGGATATGTCCAATCTTTCATCCAATCTTTACTTAATATAGGTAGTTTTCCATAATCAACCGCTTGAAATATTGAATATCCAAATGGTTCATAATTAAAACAACTATGTGAAATTCCCCAATCTAATCGATAAAACCAATCTAACTTTTGATAGTCAAACATATATCGTTTAGCTCTTTTGAAATTCACCCCATATCCCTTCTCCCACACATTGTTTAGTACTTTTATAGTTGTAAATAAAAAACAATCTATATTTTCCAAATACCAAACTCTTTTTCTTGTTTCAGTTCTTGCTGCAAATCCTACTTTTGTACTATCATTCAATTCTAAATTATTTGTAAATTCATAATAATTAGGAATATCTATGAAATCATACTCTGCATGCTTTGGAGTTTGAAATAATCCTATCCAAATTCTTTTCTTAGCTGATTTAATTATATTCGTTTCCCACTCTGAATCTGCTCCATAATGTTGCATTCCAGGTGCTTCTGAAAATAATCCAGCTTTTAGAGACATATCAATTGAATTATGCATTACATAACTTTCAATCTTGTCCAAATTGTTTAGGATTGCTGAGTTAGGGTAATAGTGTCCGTGTAGTATGTGTATTCGCCGAGCACTATTTATAAGTTCATCGAACTTTTCTTTATCATCCACTTGCCAATAAATTTCGAGGGGGAACTTGTCCCCCTCAAAATCATCTGGTCTTTTTCTATGTATAAGTAGGATAGGTTTTACTTTTAAATGAGGAACAACGTATTCTACAAAGTTATTCACCCAAACATCACTACCAGCACCTACTTTATTTCCAAAACCTGTTGTATAATATACATCATACATTCTTATAAGCTATTGTTCTTCTTTAATTTTTCTACTTCAATTGTTAAAGAAGCGATTTGTTGTTGTTGTTCTTTGATTGCTTCTACTAATAAACCTATTGTTTTAGAATAATCTAATGCTAAGAAACCATCTCCTCTTTCTTTCACCACTTCTGGTAAAACTTCTTGAACTTCTTGTGCAATTAAACCAGTCTTAGGTGTTTCTTTAGTTGCTGCATCTACATCATCATTCCATTCCCAAGTTACACCATTTAATTTAGTTACTTTTGATAAAGCATCTGAAATTAAAACAATGTTATTCTTATGTCTTCTATCTGATGTTGAATATGCTACTACATCACCAGTTGCAGTGATAGAACCACTTACGATTTGGTTTGTAGTAAATGTATTTGCTGCACCTAATTTAGCATAAGCAGTATAAGCACTAGAACTATAAGCACTTGCAGATGCATATGCACCATTTGCAGAGTTTTGAGCTGTTGTTACTGTTCCAATAACCGTGTTTATAGTTGTATAGAATGAACCACTATAAGCTGAAGCACTTGCATAAGCACCTGCTGCGGCTGCGGTTGCAGTTGCAATATTAGTAGTTTGAGTATTATCAGTTGAAGCATTAGATGCACTAAATGAATTTAAAGCACTTGCTGCACTTGCACTATATGCTGAAGCACTTGCATAAGCTCCTGCTGCGGCTGCTGTTGCGGTTGCAATATTAGTAGTTTGCGTTGCATCAGTTGAAGCTACTGAACTACTTAGTGAACTTAAAGCACTTGCTGCACTCGCTGAATAAGCTGAAGCACTTGCGAAAGCACCAGCTGCACTAGCAGAAGCTGCTGTGATATTTGTTGTTTGAGTACTATCAGTTGAAGCGATACTTGCAGATAAAGCTGTTTGAGAAGCTAAACTTGCAGAAAATGAAGTTGCTGCACTACCACTATTTGTTGAGATTGTAGAAGCTAAACTTGCTGAATAAGCACTTGCAGATGCAAAAGCACCAGCCGCACTTGCAGAAGCTGCTGTAATATTTGTTGTTTGTGTACTATCTGTTGATGCTACTGATGAACTCAATGAATTTAATGCACTTGCTGCACTTGCAGAATAAGCTGAAGAACTTGCATAAGCACCAGCTGCACTTGCAGAGTTTGCAGTTATATTAGTTGTTTGAGTTGCATCTGTTGTGTAAATAGAGGCACTTAATGTTGAAATTGAAGTTGCAGTTGCACTAGCTATTGAAGCAGAAGTTGCATATGTTGTTTCAATTGTATTAATTCTACTTGCTACTGATGAACTATATGAAGCTAAACTTCCAGTTAATTCTGAAAATCCAGTAGAACCACTTACACTTAAATTAATAGGAATCCATAAAGTAGTTCCATCTTCAGTCATTACTGATGAAGTTAAGTGGTCTCCTCCTTGTCCTTTTAATATTGCATTTGCGTTAGTAGTTTGTTCTTGTCCTAATGAGCCACTATTTCTTGGTCCACTAATTAAAGCACCACCATGATATGAAGAACCACTAGATTTTTGGTAAACCCAACCTTTATTTACTGTGTCCCATAATAGAGATCCAGTAGATTGTGTTGAACCACTATCTATAACCGCAATTCCACCAAATCTAACTGCTGGATTTGCTGCGTTTAGATATACTATATTTGAACCGATTTCAACTTGACTTGCTGTTACATTTAATAATGATGATGATCCGTAAACAATCATATTACCTTGCACATACATTGAACCACTTACAATTTGGTCATTGTTAAAAGTGTTACCACCACTTAACTTAGCAAATGTTGAGTATGCACTAGAACTTGCATTTGAATCAGTTGAAGCAATTGAACTACTTAAAGTACTTAATGCTGTTGCTGCACTTGCAGAGTATGCACTTGCAGTTGCTGCATTTGCAGTTATTTGGAATGATTGTGTTGCATCAGTTTGATATATACTTGAACTTAAACTTGCATCATACGCTGCTAAACTTGCAGAATATGCAGATGCCGAAGCAAATGCACCATTTGCACTATTTTGTGCAGTTGTGATATTTGTAGTTTGAGTTGCATCAGTTGAAGCAATTGAACTACTTAAAGTACTTAATGCTGTTGCTGCACTAGCACTATAAGAT